CAAGACCCTCTATCTCGTCAGAAAGATCTGTGTTGACCCACTGATAATCGTCAGTAACCGCCAATATTTTTGTTTCAAGAATACTTTGATATGTCCCCTTCGATCCTCGATACGAAGCCTTGACATCCACAGTTCCGCCAATTTCGCAAGCCTCAATTTCACCATACTGGAATTGCTTGAAATCAAGGCCATCTCCTAAAAGCCCAGTTTCCATCTGGCAGTAAATTCGATTGACTTTTTCAATGATTCCCCCATCTGGATCTATGTCAAAATAGGTATCAGCTCTGCGCTCAGTGAATGCCTCCCAGAGATGATTGTATGAGCCATCATTTGTTGCTGAGTAGTCAACGGAAAAATGGAAGCAACGAGGCGCACCATCAATCACTCCAGAAATCCATTCAACGGGGCGAGTGCCAGTCCAAACGCCACACCATGCTGGAATCTTTTGAGTTCCCCACTCTGCCGCTGGAGCGTAATCAAGAACCATTGTAGCGGAGTTGCAAGGCTCAAGATATGGCACAGAATAGAGAAGGTAATTCTCAAATGTCATCGCGCAAATCTTCGACGTATCACCAGCCATGTATGCCTTTACGCGAGCCATCTCAACGTCACGATAAAGTGACTCCGATGTAACATAGACTGACGCCGCAATGTCAGCAGAGATTAGCCCACCTTGAGAATACCACCAGATTTGTCCAGCTTGAAAAGAAATAGATTTGCCAGCAACGCATCCGATAGTTGGATACAATGTGGTTTGAAAGTTAGCTGTGCTTGCCCACTGCGTTCTGTCGTAGATTCCGCTTGCTAGTGAGTATGTCGCACGATCAGTGAATACAACCAGCTTTGTGTCGTTATCCTGACCAATGTAATTCGTCATTCCAGTGACAACGCGAGCAAACGCAAAGTCACCACGGCCAGTTCCAGTCAGCCTTTCAGTGAATGATGTCGGGTCGCCAAGGTCTGACGCCAATACGATATTCTTCGCAGAAACCCAAAGACGATTCCCACTAAATGCCATCCAGTATCCAGTAGGAATAGAGGTTGTCTGGATGCCAGTTTGGTTTGATCCATCCCAGTATGCAGGAGCAGAAATTCCATCTTGAATTACAATGATTCGATGCGATGGAGTTACCGTTACATCGCCACCAGTTGAAACCTGTGCGGTCTGGGTTGCTAGAGTAAAAACAAACTGATCTACGCTTGGATCAAGCTGGATATTTTTGAGTCGAAAATCTTCCCAGCTTTTAGGTTGAGTTAATGGAAACGGAGAGTAGTAAACGCTGCCGTTTACAGCAAAGACCACATAAGGAATTTCATCAGCAACAACACTAGTTCCATCTGGATTGAAAATCTGTGCTGGAATAACTTTTGTTACTCCATTTTGGACTATAGATTCAGATGCGTTAGACTGCTTGTTTGAAGAAAATAAAATACCGCCTTGGAAGTTGCCGGGAGGCAGAGAAAGCCTCATAGAATATCCCGGCCTAGTCTGAACAACCCCGCCGCGAACAGAGCAATTTACGGCCCATTTAATTTGATTGTCAGGTAATGCCCAAGGGTTGCGAACCGAGTTCACGCCTAGAAGCCAGCCAGACGAAGCCTTGACTTCTCTTCCTGAGGTAATCTGTGCGCTTTTCATTAGAACATTACTGGATCAGTCGTATCACCATAAGTGATCGCATTAATCTGCGGGACTGACATTGCATGACCATCAATACTCTCTTGCTGATTCTTTAGATATGCAAAAGCAATCTGCCAGTAGCGAGCCGATTGATCTGCAAAATCTTTATCTTCCAAATCGCAAGCGTGAACAGCAGTAATGATTGCTCGCTCTTGCTCAAGAGGAATAAAATCGTAAACACTGCTAATTGATGGAGTCTGAATCCTGTAAGAAATCCTAGCCCACGCACAGGGCTTGCCAATGCGAATCCTGCGATACTGCGGATTAACTTCAGAAGGATGATACTGACCAATCAGCGTCATGTCATTGCTACGGCCATAGTCGTAAGCGTAAAGCGACACGTAACCCTCAGTGATTGGCTTATCGACTTGATAGACAGACTTAACGAACACTGGGGGAGTTATGGAATCAATGATGAATGTAGATTCATTGGTGTTTCCACTAGTAGTATAAGACCTGCGACCAGCTACTGAAGTCTCATTCCTTGCGTTATTGGCAGTGTCGTATAGCTCAAATGAATCATTATCTATCCTGCGAGCGTAATATGTCGTTCCAGCAGTCAAACCAGTTGGAAGAATATCTCCCTCTTTAGCGCGAGGAACAACAGCATCTCCAGTATTGAACTGAGCTTGATACGCATCAATGCTAGTAGATGGCAGAACATTAAATTGACGAATAATATCAACGCTGAGTTGACCAATGCCGGGAGTAGTTAGGCTCTGTAGAGTTGATCCAAGATATACCTTGAACGAATTTCCAGATAACTTGATCGTATAATTGGTTACAGCAAGAAGTGGAGATGGAAGTGTATTTGTAGTAGAGAACCTAACGACTTCATCCTCGTTCAAATACTGAATGCCACTAGGAGTTATTAAGTCTCCAAATGGAAGTGACTGGAATGACTTCCTAAGTGCGTAGTAAGACTGACCAGAACCAAAAGATGTAATAGTAATAAGGCCAGTAGATCCACCAGCTATCGCATTTGCACTAGAATCATACACCCTTCCAGTCTCATTATTTATCTTATTTAGATAAAATGGAGTGACGCCATTATCAATAGAAGGATTTGTATTTGGAAGAAGATAATCAGTGCCAAAGTAAATTTCTTGACCAGTAGAAAGATTATTAAATTCGCCTTCCCAATTATTATTGAATGTAACGCTAAACGAACGAGAAAGAGATACATAAACCGTTCCAGTCCCAGTAGATGTTATATTAATATCACTAAAGTCTGATCCCTTGACTGTGAAGTTACCAGTAGAAGTATTAAGTGGAACTTCTGCGCGATAAGCAGTTCCAGAAACTAAAGGAGCAGGAAGACTACCAGTTGATGTAAATGCAACAAATACACCAGTTGATGGAGTAATAGTCACGGTTGGAACTGATGTATATCCACTGCCAGATGTTACAACTTGAATGGAAGTTACTTCTCCAGAAAATGATGTAATTCCAGAATTTGTTGATGGTAGGGTTCCAGATGGGGCATTAAATGTAAATGTTGTTCCAGTTGGGTCTGGAACGCTAGATGTAATTGTTCCTGTAGCTGGAGTTGTTAGCGTGGAGGCTACTGTATATGTAAATTCATTTGGATTGGAAAAAACAGTAACAACAACATTACCATTGTATCCAGCAGGGCTTGCGCCAGCAATAGTCACAACATCTCCAGTTGAATAGTCGTGAGGAGTTGGCGTTACTGCTGTAGCAACAGCTCCGATCCTTGAAATTGTAACTCCGCTTATTGTTGTCAATGGAACTGATGTAATAACTTTTGGGCCATTATACACCAATTGATCTGCTCCAGATATTGTAACGGTCTGATCTTTGCTATATCCATGAGGAGCAGATGTTGTGGCCGTTGCTATTGTTCCAACGGTTGCTATTGAGCTTACATTTAAAGTTGCACTATTGATCGTAGCTGTAGCTGTAGCACCAGTTCCACCGCCACCAGAGATTTTAACTTGAGGAGGTTCGGTGTAATTCAACCCTCCAGAGATTTTCTTGAAACTTGCAACAAATGAAGTCTGAACCCTAGCTGTTGCAGTAGCACCACCACTAGAAAATGTTATTGTTGGCGGTTCAGAATATCCAAGTCCACCGCTAGTTATTACAACTTGGTTTACGGAACCAGAAACAATAATGGCATATCCTGTAGCAGCAGCAGTTGCAATATTGCTTCCCGGAGGCTGAGATGGAGGGTCAGAGAATGTTACGCTAGGAGCGGTAGCGTATCCAGAACCACCAGCATTAACAGTAACAGCAACAACTGATCCAACTGTTACTGCTTGGAATTGTGCGCCCGTTCCAGATGGTGTAGCGATATTAAGCCCCGGAGCGGTAATCTGAGATGATGTTCCAGTAGTAACAGTAGCTGGAATTAGCTTTACAATAGAATTTGTGCCACTGCCAGAATCTTTAAGAACAATAGGATTAACAAGGCTAGTTGGAGTAGATGCAACAGCATCAGCTTTGTTTTCGTGCAAAGAAATCGTAAATGGATCAATGACATTTACGAAGTAGTTCTGGTTTGCAATGAGTGGCTTTGGCAGTGTTCCGCTGGCAGTGAATGCCTGAACCCGATCTCCATCATTGTAGTAATGACGAACAGCAAATGTTAGGGTTGTCTGAGGATCAATTTGCTTGCGAATATCAACATTTAGCGAAGCAGTAGTTCCTGTTGTATAAACTGGATTGATATTTTTCTTTGCATCATTCTCGCTCTCAAATACAGTCAGATGCGTTGCATCTTCAGCGTTCACATAATAAATTGTCTCGGAATTAAAAGGAGACGGCAGAGACTGCCCTGCTGGGAATGTAATCTGATTCGCTTCGTTAAGCGTAAATGCAGGAGCAGAAGCCAATTCAAGGGCAGTTACAACTTGCGCTTGACGGCTATCCTTAAACTCCAAATTACCAGCACCAACGATGCTTTGCAGGTTGATCGGATACTGCAATGCCTCCGCATTCAGAGGATCGTTGAAAAGTTGAACGGTGTAAGCATCAATTACTCCGATGTAGTATGTCTGACCATTCTCAAGAGCAACAGGAATCGTCCCAGTTGTCGCAGTAACGCTCATTCCTTGACCAGATGCCAGCCCATGCTCAGTTGAAGATTCAAACAGGTTGATTGGAGTGATTGCAACGCTACGAGTCTTTACAGTCGCACCATCTGGAGTAATCGTTCCATAAGCAAAATCAGACTGAGAGTGAATCGGGATCAGAAGACCATCAACACCAGTTCCGTTTGCAAGCTGGGAACGAATCGTTCTGTTGTTTTGATCTTTTCCAAGAACACGGATTGTCTTACCAACATCGTTCTCTAGTTCAGCCACTGCTACAAGCTGAGAAGGCTGGATGATGTCCATTAGCGTTGCAACATATCCTCGATCATCCCATGCCCACTCAACGGAATTAAACATTCCGCCTTTATTTACATGGTATTGAAATAGACGATTTCGGAAATATGTTGGAGAACCATCAATATTAACAGCAAGAGGAACATCAATTCCGCGAGGAAGAGTGACGCTACATTTATCCCAACCCGTGCAGACATCGACATCAGCAACTGAATGAGTCCAATGTCCAGACTCCATTAGAGTTGCTACTGCCTGCTGAATCTTGCGAAAGATTTTACTTTCGTCAGTTGTTCCTAAGATTTCAGCGCATTCTTCAAAGATTTGAGAGACAAACATGGTGCGAAATTATCGCATCGAACCTTCTTGTGCAATACTTTTTAGAAAATCTTCGTCAGCAGGCATTGCAGTCTCAGCAGCCATTGCTTCTTCAGCGACAGAAGCGGAACCTTGCTTTTGAGCGTCAATTTCAGCTTTAAGAGCATCAAGCCCAGAAGCGAGCTGATTGAATAAAGTGTAAAGATTGTCAAATGCATCAGATGGCATTTGAACCATAACTTTCCCACTGTCAGCAGGAGTTTCTATTTCAGGTGTTGGTGCGGCCATTTCCCTCGGCATCGCTTCTGGTGTTGGAGTTGGAGCCTCAGTTGGAGGCATTGTTTTATCGGCCATAAAATTAATATTCGCTTTCTTCTTCGTCTTCCATTTCGCCTTCAGCAGCCTTCAAGCCCATTTCGA